CGCCAGGCTCATCCCGACCAGCCGGTGGCTCATCGGGATCGGCGTGACGCTGACAAACGGCGCCTCGTCAACGCAGTCGATACAAGGCTCGCCGTCGCGGGTCAGGATGACCCGACCGTTGCCGGCCGTCATCACCTTGTAGAGTTCGGTCGTCTTGCCGTCCTTGCCGTCGCGGCTAAGCTGGACGTAATTCTCTTCGATCCAGAGATGCTCGCCGGCGTCGATGCGCTCGTATTGCGGCGTATCGTCGTCGAGCCGATGGCGCTCTACCCGCTCCTGGTTCCAATCCAGGCTCTCGTTGGCCGGGATATCCTCCAGACAGTCCTCGTCGTAGCCCTGCTGGATCAGATCGCTGCGGGTCCAGCGGCGGCGGTGGCACAGGTAGGGGATTTCGTCGCGCTTTGCCCGCCGGCTGAACAGGATCTCTTCCGGCGGCACGTTTTCGATAACCACCCGACCGTGTTCGCGGGTAATCCTGAGGGTGGCGTCGATCAGTTCGATCTGGGGAGGCGGTAATGGTGGAGGCAATGCCGGCGGCGCAATGCCTGGAGACAGCACGGCGAGCCCTGGGGGCGGCGGCGGCGGCCCTGGCATGGGTCCCGATGGCGGAACCGGACCGCCCGGTGCCGTACCAACCGCATCTGCGGGAAGCCCTGGTGGCAACGGCACGGGCATTGGACGCGGTGGTGGCGGCACAAAAGGCCGGTCCATGTTGAACTCGTCGGCGTCCTGGGTGTAACGCCGGATTTTCACCACCTCGACATCCGCGTCCTGGCCCAACAACGCGTCGTATTGCTCCTGCGTCAGCCCGGTATAGGTCTTGCTTTCGACGGTTTTCTGGGTATTCCACCAATATTTGACCCAACCGAGCTTTTCGAGGAGCGCATCGAACAGCCAGTCGTGCAGGATCATAAACCCGGGGTTGTCGCGGTAGAAAATGTGATTGAGGTAATCCGTCGCCTGGGCGGCGCGCGCCTCCATCCCCGGCCGCGGCGCCTCGACGATGCAAATCTGATCCGAGGCGGTAAAAATCCGCAGCAAGGCCGGCAAGGCCCACTCGACGGCCTCCAGAACCGTTTTAAAAACAAGCTGGCTGCGGCCCTCGACCTCGTTGCCTAAGGGCTCTCCGGCGAAGTATTTCTGCGCCTGCAATCGCTCCTGCGCTAGGCTCCCGCCATCCTGCCCGAGCGCCGCCTGCAATTCCTGCTGAACGACCGACTTGACCTCGTCTTCGTCCAGCCCGTCAGGCAGGTCGAGCCCTTGCGCGATGGGCTGCTGGTAGTCGGTGCCGAAATTGCCGATGCGGTCAGACATCAGCGAGCCTTGCCTTTCGTCTTCTTCTTCTTCGCCATGTCAGCCGCGACATAATCCTTGGCTACCGATTGCGGAATGCCGAGCTTTTTGGCGAACGCCTTGTCATGCGCAGCAGCCCGCATGGTTCGGGCCTGCTTCGGCGAAGAGCTTGGCACTACGACACCACCCGTCGCCCGGTGCCGCGTCCGTACAATTCATTCTTCTCCTTGCGGACCGCGGCGTGATCCGGCGACGGCCCCAGCAACTCGTCGAGGTTCTCCTGGTGACCGTGAACGAGGCCCGCCAGATCGATGCAGCGCTCGCGCAGATTATCGACGAGCACCTCCAGACGCGCCACGCGCTCCTGCAACTCCGTGAACATCACACTGTCACTCTGTGTCATTGATTTTCCTGTGTTTTATACGATACCAAGTTGCGGGTACTTGATCGCCTTCGGCCGCCCGGTCGGGGTCTCGTAAGCCACCGCCATGAGCCCAAAAGCGTCAGACCCATGACTACTGAAATCGTGCTCGGGGCCTAACCCCACCTCACGCCAGTCATCGCTGCGCTTCTCGTGATACCAGCCTAGCGCATCCCTGCCGGCTTCCGTCGTCTCGGCGTTAAACCAGACGGCCGGGAATAGCCGGCGAGCCGCCTCGATGCGGGCCTTCGCTGCGCCGCGGCCCTGGTTGGGAATTACCTCCACACTAAAGCCGGCCGCCCTAAAAGCACTCTCGAACGACACGTCATAAACCCGGTCATGGGTCGCGCCGTCATGAGGGAGGAAAATCTGCGCCTTGCCCCAACCGCGCTCGCGCAGCCAGTCGACATGCACGCCAAGGCTCTGCCCGACCGCCTCATAATAGTCGAGCACCCGCACCTCGCGACCGACAAACTGGCAAACCCACATCGCGAACGCATCGCTGCGGGCGCCCGTGCCGCCCAAATCGCAATACGCCCGCACCGCCATCAGCGGGTCACGTGTGACCCGGCCAATGCGGCCCTCTTGGCTCGCATCCGACAGAAATTTGGCGTAGTAAGCACCAGCATGGGCGATCGCGTACTCGCCCTCCCAGATATGGGGATACTGCTCCGGCCGCTTCGCCTCATCCTCGCGGCGGATCTGGTCGAGGGTGCTCGGAAACCAAGCGTTGTCGCGCCAGTTCAATTCGACAATCTTGCTGTTTTCCGGCGGGTTGACGCGAAAGCGCTGGTTGGTGGCAGAGGCTCTGCGTTCGGGGTTCCAAGTCACCCAGATTTCCGCGTTCTCCTCGCGCACCGTCGGGATCGCCTTCTGCCACGCCATCTCACTGACCGGCTCGGCCTCGTCGACCCACAGAAGGCGTATCCGGGCGGTCGATTTGACGCTCTCGATGTTTCTTCTAAGGCCGACAAAGGAGAAATCGATCCGGCCGTCTCGCGTTCTTATGAATTTCTCGCCGATCTCGTAATTAGCGGCCAGCCACGGCTCGGTCTCGATCGCCTGCTTGACCTCCGCCATGCTGCTTTCGTCGAGGCTGTTCTGGAACTCCCGGCCGCAGACAATAACCCCCGACTCCTTCGCCAGGGCGCAGCGCAGCCCGTGCACCGCCGCCATCTTTGCGAAGGATCTCGATTTGGCACTGCCGCGGCCGCCGTATGCGCCGCGGTACAACGCCTCGCCGCTGAACACCGGGATCAATTTCTCCGGCAGTTCGATCCGACCCGCGGTCACGCCGTCAGCACCCCGTCACACCAGCACCGATATTGTCGATGATCGTTACCGGCGTCGCACTCGTGCCAGCATACACCTTAAGCGCGGCTGTTCCCGCCGTCGTGCCGCACACCAACGCCAATTTGCCGCCGGCCGCACCCGGTGCACTGTCGCCGGCCGGGGTGCGCCGTGCCAGGCCGATCTCACCCGGTGCTTGCGCCAGCGTCGTCGCCAGTGTCCCGACAGACAGATACCCGTACAGTTGAAGCGCCCGGTCGTTGGTAAACCGGGCGACCTCGTTCAGGGCCCCGCCGCCCATCGCCTTCATGATTAGGTTGCCGGCCTCGGTACCGGGCGTGCCGCCAATCGCGTAACTGTTGATCGCACCATACGCGACACGCGTCCCGGCGCTGTTTTGGCCCCTCAAATTGAGCGCGCCACCGACACCGACAGCAATGGCACGGGTATCCTCGATACTAACCGCGTCTTCCGCATGCAAACCGTAGTAAAATCGCGGGAACCCGTCACTGGGGTCGGCGTCGACAACCGACGGGCGGACCGCCCCTGACGTGTTGAACCGCCCCCCGGTACCGGTGGCGCCGTCGATATTGATCACCGCATTGTCGGTCGAACTGAGATAGGCCAGCGACGGGTAACTTCCGCCGACCACCCGCTCTGCCAGCGACCGCGCCTTCGGACCGCCGAGCTGCAAAACCGCAATCTCGCCCGATTGCACGTTGATATTGGAATAAACATTGTTCGTCAGGATCGTCGCCGTTGGCGTGCCCCCACCATCCGCTGAAATCGAGGCACCGACCGAAGGCAACCCGCCGTCCCGGCAGGTATTGCCGGAAATGATGTTATCAGAACCGCCGCCGCTGACCTTCCAGCAGACGAGTTTTGAGTTGCCGCCACTGATCTGGTTGTTCGACACGGCTATATTAGACGCGCCATTGCCGGCGAGCCCCAAGCCGTTCAGCCATATCCCGGCAGCACCGCCTACCGCGCGCGGCCCAATCGCGATCTTGTTGCCGTAAACATTGCCGTTGCGGGCAGTCAACACCGCTGTGCCGCCGGTGTCGGAACCCGTCACCAGAATGCCGTACAACACCGTGCCGCAGGTATTGTCCGCAACGACCAGATCGCGGGCACCCTCCCAGTGATCCCAGCAAGCATTAAATGCCGGCCCAAAGATAACCTGTACCCCGCTTGCCGTTGCCGTCGCCGCGGCGCTGAGCGTCACCGCAGTCGGACTGACGATCGCCGCCACGGTCGTGTTGTCGGGAATACCGGCACCAAAAACCGGCATCCCTATTGCGACGCCCTGTGTGTTCCCCAACCCGTCCAGCGTCGTGTTCGAGTGCGTCGCGCCGGTCGTCACCACACCCATCGAGTTGCCCGCCACCACCGTGTCCTCGGTGGCGATCATCGCAGTGCCGTTGGCGCCGGCCATAAAGGTATTGTCCCGCACCCGGATGCGCTTCGCCTTGCGGATCTCGATCGCGTGGAAAGCCCCGTCCGACATAAACGTGCCGGCGACAGCAAAGCCGCACCCCGAGATGCCGATGTCATGGTCCGTAATCGGCGCGGATGTGGCGCTCAGGATGCCGTGGTTGACATTGACAATGTGCGCCTTCTTGGCGCCGTGATCGGGGTCAGGGCTGGGATCGCTCCAACCGACGCTGGTCGCCGTGATCGTTGTTCCGCGCTCGCACCGGATCGCGGTGTTCGACGACACACGCAGGGGCGAGGTAATCGTGTAGCCGCCCTTCTGGACGTAAACCTCGCCGCCGCCATTGGCTGCCGCCGCATCGAGCGCGGCCTGGATCGCGCCACCCGGCTCGACGACGAACGGCCCGCCCAGATTACGCATCGCGTTCGGCGTCGCATTCGAGGCGTCGGGGTACATATCGGCCGCTGCCGGCGCCGCCAGCAGCAGCAACCCGGCCATCAGGACTGCCCGCCGCATCAAAAACCCCAGAACGCGCGCTGGTTGTTCGTCAGGGCCTGCCGCTCCGCCAGCGACAGCGCGTAATTGTCCCAAACCACGCTCTCGGCCAGACCGCAGGTCGACGCCGTATCGCCCGTAATCTGGACAAACCCCGCAACCGTGTTCCCCGTAACCGTCCCAGTGGTTGTCGTGCCGTCCACCATGATGCTGCTGCCAGCACCGTTCATCACGGCCTGCGCACTGTGCCACGCATTATCCGCCGCCGCCGCGAGAATCGACCCGCTCGTGCCGCCGTCCAGCCGCCACTGGCCAGCCACCGCGTCACCGCTGAACCGGTTGGCTACCGTGTTCTCGCGCAGCCAGGTGCAATACCCCAAGCCAACAGAACGATTGGCCACCGCGCTGAAACTCACGACCCCCGTGGCCGGCGTCAATGTGCCGGCACTCGCCATGCCCTGGGTCACCGCCGTCGCCCGCAAACACGGCAGCCCCGTGCCGCAGTTCGCCACATACTGATACTGATTCGCCGCCGTCGCCTGCACCATGTGCCGGGCGGTGCCCGACTGGTCGTACCAGGTATCGCCGAAGCAGGTAGTGGCATTGCAGAAGGTTGCCGCAGCCGCCACATCCAGGGGCGCCCCGGTAAAGCCGGTAAACCCGAGAAAGTTAATATCCTGGGTCGCGTTGTCGCTGGCCCGCCGCAATTTGATGCCCGGGCCAGCGTAGGCACTCTTCAGCTTGCGCAGGCTGTACGCCGCCGCCGGACTCGCAAAAGCCCCGCCGCCATCCAACGGCGCAATCGCCCCCTGCAGC